GACTTACAACTGGAGTTCCTCCTGTGGCTGATACAAGTATCATTACATCCAGTTTTTTAATCATATTAACCGCTGATGCAAAATAGTTACGAGTATCAACAACTGTAGAAGCATCAGTCGTTGTGTATAACCATAAGTTTTGGTTAGAGTCTCCACCAATTCTAGTGAGACCTGCTGCTGCATAAGCCATGCTATATCCTCCTATCCGTTATTATCAAGGACTTCATAAATGCCGTTGTCGTCAATTACGACAGCACCCATGGACATCATTGATGTTGCTAAGTGTGAAACCTTTTCAGGTACATAGTTTAACTCGGTTGTAACATTCGCTCCAATACCAAGACCAACTGCACTATTATGATAAGCTAAGTTCTTACCACCTGCGATTGCTGACGTTGAAAATATGTTAAACCCTAAGAAGTTTTTCATAGTCATACCACCTGCATACGGAAGGCTTTGATCACCGACATAATCAGATGATGCAAATTCTTCAATAAGAAACAGATCAGCAAAACCTTTAGGATGCATAGCCAAATAACGACCACCATCTTCAGGTAAGTTTGCTGTGCCAAACGTTTCAAACAAAGTTAACAAGTCTGCTTTTTCAACAGCAGCGTTTGTTGCGTTTATTGTAGTTGAACTAGCACCGGCATCCATTGCGGTTACAAGTATCTCGTCAGTCTTTCGACCTAAAGCTGAAGCAGCACTTGTTGCTATAGCTTGACGCTCGTCTATGTTTGTTTTTAACTCATCAAGTTTATCTATATACTCAGCGGCATAAAAGTCTTGAAGAGTCGCTTCGACTGTGGTGTGTACTAACTCCATTGGAGTTATCATACCATTTCGTGATTTCGTTGAAGCAGAACCGACACCGATTTTTTGAAAGCGTACCACGCTCCCTGCGACATTACTTACGTTACGAACAGTGTTCATTAACTTTGAACCCATTCTTTGATAAGCCATGTGTACTTCGCTCTCGAACTGCTTGATAAAAGCTGTATCTATTGTATTAGCCATTATCAATCCTTTCCCTGCAAAAGCAGATTAGTTGTTAAGGTTGCTCTCGGTTATCTGCTCTTTGCCTCATCCAGTTATCCGTTAGGGCTGTCAGCTTATTACAGGCCGTGTATATTCATTGAATTGCATAGATTGACTTTCCTGACAACGCACAAATCGAAGCACTTGATGTCCATTTACTTCAAAAGATTTAGGTATAATCATAAAGCCTAGATACCCTAGCCACGTTAAGGTTTTGTAATGTTCAACTGGACACACATTCTGCAATAAATAATATTGATCTTGAAAGTATTCTAAGAAAGCCGGAGACCATTTAATGAATGTCTTTGGGTGTTTGTCCACCACTTCAGAACATAACATCCATATAGTTCCAACCAGTTCATGTTCACGTACAACACCAAACATCATAACAGGTTCGTTATTAACAAGAGCCGTGTAAGTTTCAGCACTGCTATCTTGAAGAGGAGACATCAAAGCACGCCATGGTGTTTCTCCTGCTATGAGACATTCACGTAAATCAGATGGTCTTAATTTATGTTGCAAGTAATGAGCGTGACTAGGTTTGCCTTTGACAACCTTAGCTACGCCATAGTTACCCTCCCCCGTGAAGACGTTTAAAGTCACTGTTTACCTCTTGAATAAATGCATTGTCACGTCTGCCTTGTTGCCAGTAACGTGGGTCTTTCATCTTAGCTTCAATATCAGCTTGCGTTATTTGACCTGTCACCACGGATGGGGTGGCGACATTACTTCCTTTTGTTTGTTCAATGACATGCTCTAAAGCTTTGATGCCTGCAGAAGTGGAACCAAGTTCAGCCACAGCTTCCTGCATACTTTGATCTGGAAAAAACTTATTCATCCATAACTGGACAGCTTCCACTCTTACATTTGCATTATCACCTAAGTCTTTACGCACAGCATCTAAGTCAGGTTGCTTTCCTGCAACAGCGTCAGCGTATTTTTGAATGCCTTCAGCAAACTCATCTTGGCTTAATCCATTGTTAAACGAATAGTTAGACCACCAACCAAGCAATTCATTATCAACAGCTTCAGTCTCATCAATGGTCTCAGGTAATATGTACTCACCAACAGTAGCCGGTCTGTCAGCAAACGCTTCTGTCTCCATCTCTTCCATAAGTTTAGTTCGTAATTCTTCTTCACCTTTACCAAGCTTACCCTCTAATTCACTGTAGGCTTTAGCCATATCAGCAGGGTCATTAAATTTTTCAGGCAACCACTCAGGTCGTTCAACAGTCGGTGTTTCAACAACTGGTGCTTCCGTTGATGCCTCAACCTGTGGTTCACTTTGTGGTTGTAGTAGCGTTTCTTCCATGATTTATCCTCTCTGCATGTTGAACTCGTTTGGCTATAAGAGCCACTAAATACCTTTGTCCTTCAAGATGTCTTAATTCATCTGACGAAATGTTGGCTCCTGTAATAGCCTCAATAGTAATTGATTTTAAATACTGCAACGTAGCCAGTCCACTGGGTGTATTAAGTGTACTGGCTAAGTCGAGGGAGATTTTTTGATCTTGTTCTTGTGAGCGAGGGTATCCGTCAACCCCCAAGTGTTTGGATGTTTGGGTTTGCATTTGGGTCCATTCCTGTTTGTTGTTGCATCTGTTGAGCCATCTCAACCATTTGTTTTCGTTCTCCTACATCACGAATTAAATGGTCTGGCACACCAAATTTCTTGGCTAAATAGATTGCTGTTTCCTCGGAGGAGACAAGGAGATTAATGACATCAGGCCCAAACCTTCCTGCTACCATTTCAAGAAACCTATCTAGGGAAACAATATCTTGATTTGATTGTGCCTGTGCCAGAGGGGAAACACTTTTTATCTTTACTTCTCTACCATTGACAGTGGGAATTTCTATCCTGCCCTGCTTTGTTAAAAGATAAACCACACGTTGAAGAACGGGTTGAACCATCTCAGCTTGTAGTCTACCAAATGCAGAACCAATCTTACGAGATAAGTCAGCCATACGCTCTGCCACTTCCGTAGCTGATGCAGGTGTTTTATTAGGATCACCAAGCATGTCATTATACAATGCACGCTTAATATTATTTCTCATGTCATTCAATATTAAATTGGCAACATCAAAGTTTCCTGCAGCCCTTATAGGTTGCAGACCTTGTGAGTTAGGAGCCTTGGGTATAACAGTTCCCGGCACTAAGTTAATTGTATCAACGTTAATAACCCCATCATCATCCATCTGATAGATACCTGATATAGCCATCTGTGCATTCTCAAGCACCAACTCTATTGTAAGGTTGGCACTTTTAATTGCACTTAAGGCATTGACAGCGGGTCCTCTTCCGTAAATTTCACCTGATGCTTTACTCCATCTGAATGCTATAAATGGGTTTGAGCCTACGCCTGAATACTCTTCTGATAAAATTAATTGTTTATCACCACACTCAATAACCATATACTGATATCGTTCTTCGTTAGGCTTATCGTATAGCTTACAAGATACCTCCAGGATTTTACACTTACTGTCAGGATGGTTCTGTATTTTTTCTAATGTCTTTTCTGAAAACGTACCACGTGGATAAGCCACTGGAAGGTCTTCATACTTTAACTCTCGCTCTCTATAGACGTGGTCAACTCGACCATCAGGTCCAGTATCAAGAACCACATGAGGTAATGGAATAGAATGAAATCGTATTGGATTAATAGCATCACCCTCTGTTATAGCAAGCACGGCTGTGCCTAACGCAAGGTCAATAAAACATTCATGTATCTCTTGAGCAAAGTTAGAGGTCTGTATAATTTCAAATATATATTCAGTAACTTTATCTAGCTTGTTGTTTACTTCATCCTGTTCTTCTTCAGGCACTTCACCACCGGCAACAAAGTCAGCCCAACGTGCAAAGTTAGGAACTAACCCTGACTGCAATCGAGATGCAAATTCCTGCACACCAACAACAGCCGTCTCATCAAAGATTCTATCATCTCGTCTTTGACCCGGAGTGTAGTTTTTAAAACCCTGTCGTTGGGGAAGTGTGTATTCAAATATCTCATCATAGAGGTCTTCAAACTGGAGTCTTATTGTTTTGGCTTTTTCATACTTAGCCATATAGCCTTGGGCTAAATCAATCATTATGCAGAGTACCGGTCATAGAAACCTATGCCACCACCTGAGCCAGTAAGTAAAGAACGTCTTCCAGTTCCCTTACGCTTCTTGGATACGGTTTCTTCTAAAGCTTCTTGCTTTAATTCTTTAGTCTTTACCTGCTCTTTTTCTTTTTCTGATTCACGTTCCATTTCAACTTCAGGATCAGGTGCAGGTGGTTTAGGACTTCTTCCAAGACACATATATAACTCCTTTTCTTTTACGCATACCTATGAATATAAAAAGACACAACGCACAAACGTTACATCCTTGACCATAGACCTTGTCTTCGTTGTTGCTTTGGTTGTCTTGTAAACACATCAAATGAAGTCTTGGCATTAAAAGCGTTAAGGGTTTTAAACTGACCCATCACTTGTCTGCCCTCACCTGAGCCAAGCATTAGATATTGTAGGGCATCATGTATATGTGAAAACCTGTCTTTAGCCGGCTTGTCTTCATAGCGTTCACCTGATACTTGCATACGTCTATAGTGATAGCCACCCTCAAAACCTTTAACTAATTCTTTACATCTATAATCAATTAACACACCTGAGTTGCCATCAACCATTCGTTGCAATGGACCTGATACAGATTCAAGTCTTAATGCTACGTCATTACTATGAGTTGGTCTTGCCTTAAGACCTGCCCCTCTTAGTATTTGGAATGGAGTGCTTTCATCAGTCTGTGCTCTGAAGTCACCTGCCGGATCACCAAATATATTAACATCACAGTTGGCGTAACGAACAGCAATCTCTTGTCGAAGTAACTCGGCAAACCGAACAATCCCCATATCAAAAGCTACAATCTCTTGGAGTATTAACCAACGACCACGAACCTTTTGCCCGAAGATAGCAGCCGGTGTTAAGCCAAAGTCAAGACCAATATATAAAGGCATACCATCAGCCACAGGTATTTCTTCTTGAGCCACGTGAACGTCAGCACGAAACATATTATAGACAGGCTTACCATCTTGGATATGCCCTAATCTATTCATGACATAAACATCAATCCAACTCTTAGTCTTACCTTGTATTAAGTTTGAGTAATAGGTTTTCATCATGTGTAATTTATTCTCAGCAACAGGATTAGGATTATATTTTAATATCAATCCCTCATCATCTTTTTCTTCAAGCATAGCTGAAGGCTGTGTGTAGAACTTCCAGTTGTCAGGTTTAACTAACATCCTCGATTCTTCAGAACTAATGTGGTCAGGTATTGGAACCTCGCCTGCCATGATTGGCCACCAGTGATCTTCTTCAGGAGCATTCGTATCAGCAATAACGCCAGTCCAAGTTGGACCTCCATCACGCATTGAGGGGTATCTTCCCACTCTCATAGTACACGCATCAATAATACTTTTTGGAATTTCTCGTGCTTCGTTTATCCAAATGCCAGATAATTCTAAACTTAATAACTTTTTTACATCTTCAGGTCTGTCGAGTGCAAGGAATATAACCTCCAACTCCAAGTCACTTTTGGATATATGATGCGTATATGGTACTGACCAAGAAAACCTACCCCAAGTTTCTTCTGGGAACCAATCCAACCAAGTCTTAATCGTGGTAGTACGAAGCTGAGGATTGGTGTTTCTGATAATCGCCCACCTACTTTTACGTTTGCCATCTGCTGATTTCTCCTGCATTAACGCTCGTCTGAATACTTCTATACAACAAGCTACTGATTTCCCGGAACCAACCGGACCTCTAAGTCCTCTAAAAAATATATCATCTCTTAAAAAAGCTTTGCATACTTCCCCATCAGGTTTGTATTTAAAGTCTATCAATACCCATATCCTTACCAACCCTTGTTAACTTCTCAACCATAATAGGAGAAATAGATGCAATCATTTTATCCGCTTCATAGTTAGTGCAGAATTGATCCGGGTAATGTTTTAAGTGAACCTGCTTCACAACAATACGCAGTATGTCTCTATCTTCTTTTGTAAGTCTATGCAGTCTCATTTAACAACTCGTGTCTTTTGATTTGCTTTTTGGTTTTGCAGACTACGACAATACTTATTATAAAAGTAACTGCTTATATTATTAGTAAAAAAAAATACTTTAAAATAAAATTTAGTCATTACCTATCCTATGAGAAATTGCGAAAGCTTCTCGTTTTGCTTGCCGTCTTTTTGGGCTGTTTAGATACTTGTTTACCTGCTCTAATTGCTCTGCGTTTAAGAGCCGTAGTCTTGGCGTACTCACTGGAACTAAGAGCCTTAATCGCTTTCTCAGGTAAGTAACGTTCGCCCGTTGCCTTACTCCCTTGTGTACTAGGTTTACCTGACTTGGTTCTCCATTTTTGTTTTGTCCACGCACGAAGTGACCTTTGTGATTTAGCTAGTGCCATTACTTACCAACTTTTTTTAAAGCTTTCTTATGAGAAGACGTAAACGACATACCTGCCTTCATATCTTTTTTCATACTGGTCATATGCTTGGAAGTATGATGAACACTATGTTTCTTTAATGTTGCTATTTGTTTTGGAGTTAATGGCTTCTTCATCTATAACCTCCACCCTTGGCTTTATATTGTTTGGCAAGCATCTGTGCTTTTCGGGCAGACCATTGTCCGGGTCTACCCCCCTTACCACTATTCTTTATTCTATTAAAAATAGCTTTACGCATAGATGGTTTGGTGTAATTACCTGCTTCATTAACTGCCATTTACTTTTTCTTCTTAATAATTTTTTTCTGTAAAGACATAGGAAGTTTCTTTTGTTTCCCCGTTAACAATGTTTTCTTTGCAGGTGGTCTACCTTTAGTAGTTCCATAAGTTCCTTTACCCATTGGCATTATGTAATCCTCTTCTTTGATTTGTTACGTTTAGATATTGCTCTAGCCTTTGACTTAGCATCACTAGAACTTGATGCACCCCACGCTCTTAGGGATAATAGTTTTCTTGTTGGCTTTCCTTTGGAATCTCTATCAGGACCTTTGTTGCCTGCCATCCTTGCTAAGAAAGATGCACGCCTTGGATTGTCTCCACTCTTAACCGGAGCCTTTAACGTTCCACCCTTGTAAGAGTCTCTTCCTTTTTGGTTCAACCCTCCGCCTGGATTTTTACCCTCTTTGCGTGTCCAAGCAGGAGAACTCATTGAGCCACCTCTGTCGTATATTCTTTACCCTTAAAAGAAAAAGTATTTAATCCATCTGCCCTCGCTTGTTTAAAAGTATCTCCAAAAGACATAGGCTTAGTTTCTTCAACAACTTCTTGTGTAGGTACACTTGGTTCTTGAAGAGTAGATGCTTGTGCAGTAGGGAATATAAAATTCATAAACTCATCAAACATTCCTTTTCTTTCTTCTGTAAAAGGTACGTTAGGAAATTTATAATCATCAGCTTCAGCTAATTCTAAATCAGGTCTAGGTTCTGGTAAGACTAAATCCATAACCTCATCTTCCGCAGGAACAGTAAAGTTAACCAACATACTATTATCACTGCCCTCTGGCATAAGATACTCAGCTATCGACCTAGCTAGTGGATAGGAACTATCCTCTTTGAATGACTGAACCCCTCCACCAATAACCTCAAATAAATTGTTATCAGTTTCAATGCCAAGGTTATCTAAGAAATCAGCAACACCCGGTAAGCTTTCTTTAAAAAAGTTTTCGTTGTTAGCAAAGTCATAAACATCAGTAACCTGATAACCACCACCCTCAATCCTATCAACCTTAAACGAACCTAAGATCATCTTTACATCAGTCGCAGGTCCATCATACTGTTCATTTTTAAAATAACTCTCAAGGTTATATAAATTATTTATCATTGAATAGTTTACAGAACTGTTTCTTAAAGCTTGAGCAATCTCTGGATTGTTAGCGTTCTCTCTCAATCGCTGTGCTGTAGTCTCATCATCTTTATAATAATGATCCAATACACCACGCAAGAAACTCTTTGTCTCAGGAGATATATCCTCATCCCCAAAACTATCCTTGTCCGCATACTCAGGTGCAAAACTATTAAAGACAGCATTTAAATATACTTTTTGATATTCCTTTAACATTCACACAATATGTTATGCTTTTGAAATTACCTCAACGCACAAACGATTAGTCTGAGCCTTACTACCTCAAAAAATAAAATGAATAAAACTATCGGTAGAATAATGCAGAATAACCACACATTGATTTCCTCATAAGTAATACCAATAACATTCGCTACATTGACCAGTAAGATCACACACCAATCAAACGCATAGTCAATCCATGCAATACCAGAATTAGCCATATCTCTCTCCTTGTTAGACACTGCAATAATGCAAAAGCTTTGTGGCGGAATTATGTTTGTATGGGAGATTGGCAACTATACCATTGCCCGGTTTTTGCCCCCCGTACTAACTTAAGTCAATTTGCACGCGTAGATCGCCGGAGTGTAGATGCATGTGCTTGTCTGGTGCCTTGAAGCCTGCCCGGTCTAGTATGTCTTTGCTCGCTTCCAACTTCACATACTCCGACTTGGCACCACTTGCAAGCTTCATCACCGTTGCTAGGGCGGTCGTAGCGTTTAATCCTACAGTCTCGTGTATACGAGTCATCATATACTGCTGAACATGAGGTAGTCTCAAAGTCTTACTAGCTGTGACTCTGCCACTCTCACCATCTGCATATCCTGCACATTGGCTCGCTTCTTTTATCGTACAACCATTTGCTACTAATGTATCAACTAGGAGCATTTGTTTCTTGGTTATCTTTCTTTCCTGAGTAAGCATAAACCCCCCTCTTTCCCCCCTTTATTCAGCCATAAATAGAAAACTGTCAACGCACAAATGGTCAGTTATTTCGTGCATAAGCTATGGCGTTGCACCACCCACAAAGCAAAACTAGGCACGCCCTGCTAAGTGCCTAGTTTTCCAACCTACCAAAAATGTTAGGAGCGTTGAACCCCCAACAGTTCAAAAGCGACTTTCATTTTTGCCCCGGCAAATATCAGCAAAAGAGCAGGCAATTAATAACAAGCTGAACAAACAAGAAACAATAAAATAATGTAAAAAAAAGCATAAAAAGAGTAAATAAAACTTGTGTTAATACTGCAATAGTGCATAATAAATATAGTGATTGTTTCACTACCACAACTTAAATATTAACTACGATAGGAAAATAAGTTATGAAAAACAAACAACCTAAAGATCGTTATCAAATCTTAACAAATCAAGTAATTGAATTAATGCAGGAACACGGCACGGGATGGACTAAACCTTGGCAAGGTTCCGCAATGTCTGGGCATAAGAACAAATTCAGTAATAAATTATATCAAGGAACAAATGTTTTTTGTACTGCTATTTCAGCTTATGCAAAAGGTTTTTCTTCTAATGAATGGGGAACATATAAACAATGGAAAGAAGCAGGCTATCAAGTACAAAAAGGAAGTAAAGGAACAGACATTGTTTACTTTGATAAACTAAAGATTGAAGACAAGACAACAAACAAAGATAAGTTTATTCCAATGATAAAAGGTTTTAGCATCTTTAACGCTGAACAAATAGACGGATATAAAAGTATTGATAAATATATAAAGCCTGCAACATTTAATCATATTAAAGCTGAAACATTAGTAAACAATTCACAAGCAATTATAAAACATGGAGGAGATAAAGCTTTTTATTCTCCAAAGTTTGATTTTGTGCAGATGCCAAGCAAAGAAGATTTCAAAGGAACAAAAACAACAAACGCAAAACAAGCTTATTATTCTACATTATTACATGAGTTAAGCCATTGGAGCGGACACGAAAAAAGATTAGATAGAAAGTTAATAAATAGATTTGGTTCTAATGCATACGCTTTTGAAGAATTAGTAGCTGAAACTTCTGCATCTTTTTTATGTGCAATATTAAAAGTAAATAATAAACCATCAATAGATAATGCAAAGTATTTAAATTCATGGTTAGAGATTTTAAAGCAAGATAAAAAAGCAATGATGAAAGCTTTTAGTTTAGCACAAAAAGCAACAGACTATTTATTATATTATTCAAATGAAATGCGGGAGGTAGCTTAAATGAATACCTCATTTAGAAATTATTTAGCTGATCTTATCGGTGAATCTTGCCCTAACTTGGGGCAAGCTACCGAGATAGCTAAACATATAGCAGTAATACAACCTAGTTTAAATGAACAATTCTTTGTGGCTAAAACGCAAAAGTCTTGGAGTGAATACAACGAGGTTCCTTTATTACATGAACATAAAATCAAAGAGGTTAATTAAATGGCAAATTTACAGAATAATATATTGATTGAGGTTGAACAGTTTATTGGAGAACAACTCCAAGATTATACAAATGAGCAGGTAGTTAGAAAAGTTATTGATAAATATGGAATTAGTTTCAAGGATTATACAATAAAATTACTTTTAAAATTTCATAACGAAGTAACGCTTCATAAATTACTAGATTATTAGGAGGTAAGCTGATGAAAACATTTATAGTTAAAACTTCTGCAACAATTATTGAAGAGTTTACTGTTATAGCTGAAACTAAAGATGTTGCCCGGGAAAAATGGTTCAATAGTGGTTTCATAAATGTTAAACAAACAGAAATAAATGATGTTCAAATAGAAGATATAAGGGAGTTAAACTGATGGAAGTTAACGCTTGGGTTATTCAATATTATGAAAATGAAGATGGAAGTTATACTAATCAATATACTTATCCAATGATGGATATGTTACCAACAGATAAAAACAATTATCTTTTCAAAGGATGTTTAGGACAACTTCAAGCTAAAGCAATGATGCATAGTTTATGTAAAAAATATTTAGATTATGGTTACAATATAAATCAATTCAATAAACAATATAGATTAAAACAAATGCATTGTAATTTAGTAGAGCAGGCATTTGAAAAAGGTTATAGTTATAGTTACAGTCATACATTAATACCGGAAGATTTACCGCAACGTAAGGGGAATTAAAATGATTAGAAAAAAAGGAATAGTTAGAGAAACAGTTATTGATCTTGATGGAGAAAGTGGAAATGCTTTTTATTTATTGGGAGTAGCTAGACTTTATTCAAAAGATTTAAACATAGATTACAATATAGTATTAAATGAAATGATTGGCGGAGATTATAAACATCTACTAAAAGTTTTTCAAAAATACTTTCCATTTGTAATACTAGAAACAAATCAAACTGATTTACTAGATAACTATAAAGAAGTCTTATAATGTTTTTAGAATTAGTTAAATCAAAACATGTACCTATCAAAGATAGAATTAAATTTATGATAGAATTACATGATAAACTTGGTAAGAAAATAACTAAAGAACAAGCAAAGAAACTTGTTAATGAAGATAAGTTTCCAACTCAAATAATGTACGCTAATAAAGATTATCTTGTTCAAGTTTATGATAAAGAATTAGCAGATGAAATGGTACATACGGATGATCTCAAAGGTAAATGTACTTGGTTATCTATTAGAAGACAAGATCGAGGACACCTGCAAGATTGGGCAGACTTACAACAAATAAAGAATTTTATCTGCGGTAAAACTAGAGAAGCTATACAACTTTATCCGTCAGAAGATAGATTAATAGATACCGCAAATCAATATCATCTAATTGTATTTCCACAAGATGTTCTTATTCCTTTTGGTTGGCATGTTGGAAGAACTGTATCAAGTAAAAGTGTTGAAGTTAATAACTCTAAAACAGAACAGAGATTAAAGAATGTGCTTTAAAAATATACAAGGTATTATTAATGCAGACGTTAAGGATGGCGTAGCAAAATTAGTTTTACTTGTTCTCAATCATCATGCAGACAAAGAAAAATTAATTTGTTTTCCATCATTAGAAACCATAGCTAAAGAAACAAACTTATCAAAGAGTACAGTTATTAGAAAAATAGATTTCTTATGTAAGAATAAATTCATTGATAGGAAACAACGTTCAAACAAAGTTAATATATATAAGATAAAAGATTATCGTGAGTGTCAGAGTGACACCACCGCAGTATCAGACAGACACCATGGTAGAGTCAGAGTGACACACGAACCTACCAATCATAAACCAATAACATATAGTGAGGTACAAACAAATGGAATTGATTCAACTAGACGATTCGCTTCGCATCAAGGCTCTGGAAAGATTAACAACTCAAACTCCAAGAGATATAACGAACAAAATTCTTACCACGCTAAGCTCAATAATATCTTACGAGGAAAAAATTAATAAAGATTATTCAATACATTCTTATTATTTAGTTGGAGATAATCCCGCTGATAAAATTGAGGAAGCAAATAGAATAATAAGTTTAGCTATGGTTCCATTACCTTTAGATCAAATGCATCAAGCGTTACATAAATGCACTCTAGTTATGGTCAAACCATCACAAGAAACACCTGCAGATGTTGCGTTAAGAATACGAGCAATAGCAGATGGACTAAGTGATTTCCCTGCAGATATATTTCTTCATGCAGTAGATCACATTGCTAAAACAAAAACTTGGTTTCCAAGTCTAGCTGAATACAGAATGGCGGGAGAGTATCACTTTAAAAAGCGTAAAATGTTGTATGAAATGATGCAAAATAGCATAAAACGTACGAATTTAATTGATTTTTCTTTTGCAAAAGTGCAGTATAAATAAACAGATAGGAGATATTTTATGTCACAAGCACAACAAAAACCACAACACACTATAGGCAGAAATTATATTAATTCTAATGGTGCAAAATCACATTGGAGAATGGGTTTCATTGGTGGCTCAGATGCAGTCAAAATTATGCAGGGTAATTGGCATGAGTTATGGCTAGAGAAAACGGGCAAGGCACAACCAAAAGATTTGTCTGATATTTTCAGAGTACAATTAGGTGTAGCAACAGAAGCTTTTAATATTAAATGGTTCGAGCAACAGTATGAAAAGCAATGTGCATACCAAGTAGAAGCTATGAAAGATTACGAGGGATTGTCATTAAAAGGTACGCTTGATGGTGTTGTTCTAAATAAAAGTGGCGATCTAAGTAATGTAGGTGTTGAATGTAAACACGTTAACTCATTCAAATCATTTCAAGATCAAGTATTATATTACACTCCCCAACTACAATTATATATGTTCGTTGCAGATTTAGAAGCTATGTACTTTTCAGTTATCCAAGGTAATGAATGGACTTGTTCTAAGATCAGCAGGAATGAAGCTGAAATACATAGGATGATCCCGGTATTAAAAGACTTTTGGAAGTTAGTTATATCGGGAGAAGAACCCGTTGCTAATATTCCCGATAGAACATTAAAGGTTGTTGATAGCATTGCTATTGATGACTTGATTGCACGAGATGCAAGCAAAGAAAATCATTTCACAGAACTAGCGGAGAAATTTATTTCTTCAAAGGTAGAGCATGACAACCACAACAAAGTCAAAGCCGATCTTAAAGGCATGCTTGCAGATAATGAACGGGAAGTATTTAACAATTCATTATCAATCAAACGCACCAAAGCAGGTGTTAGATTTAACATAAGATAGGAGGTCAAATTGACTGCAACTAAACAAGAGTTCTGGGCATTTCATAAAGCTAATCCTCATGTATATGATGAGTTTGAAAAGTATACATTGATAGCTATTAATAGAGGTGCCAAACATCTAAGCCATTGGTTAGTAATTGGTAGGATTAGATATGATTATGCAATCTTAACTAATGATTCCGATTATAAAATTAATAATAACTATATAGCTTTTTACGCCCGCTTGTTCATGGCACTTAACCCACAACATGACGGCTTCTTTAAAACCAAACCTACTAAACAAGAAAAAAGGGAGAAGACATATGCCTAATCAAAATAAAAATGGGGTTAATCCCCACAACGAAACTAACCCCGTTCATACGATAGGAAATCATATGAGCAAACAGAATACAAAAAAAGATATTGAATGTAAATCTTTAAAAGAAGCATTGTGTGCATTTCAAAATTTAAATATTACGGCTACTCGTGATGGTAGTAATCCATTCTTTAATCATTCTAAATATGCGAAGCTTGAAGATGTAATCAATGCCGTTAATCATGGTGCTGAGTTTGGTTTATCTTTCTCACAAGCTATTAAATATAACATTGTTAAACTTCTTAAATCAGATGGTTCAGAAACTATGGTTAGAGATATATATGTTGAAACAACAATATATCATTCTAATGATGATGACATAAGACAAAGTGTAGTGCCCGTTCTTATTGCTAATGGTGTAAACAAACAAGGTGTTGAGCACGCTAAAAATCCACAGTCAATGGGTAGCGGAATTACCTACGCAAAACGTTATGCTTTACAGTCTATATATGGATTAGGCACAGATGATGACGGTAATGTTGCAAGCGGAACTGATGAAGATACTAAAACAAGTAAGAAAGATTATTCTCAAATCAATAATCAAAAGGGAGGGATCTTATAATGGAATTTGATAACACAAATAGAGTTAGTATGTTCCAACCTAGAGATAAAAAAGATATTATGTTTGATGGAACAATTAACTGTGATGGTACTGATGTTAAAGCAATCATTGTAAAAGCAACAAGTCGAGATGGTAAACCTTATCGTAATGTTTATATTAGTGCGGGTCCGATTTATCTTAATGAAATTAAAAAAGCAGAAAGCAATCCGGATGTTGGCGGTAACATTAATCTATTAGGTGTATCTAAAAAGATAGGTCTTTGGTGGAAAGATTATGTAGATAAAGTCTCCGGGGAAACTAAACAAATGTTATCAGGTAACTTAAAAGAAGATAATAGAGACTATCTCAATGGTGCTAGTGATGCAGGCAGGAATGAATATCGTGATGCAAAAAATGGTACGACACCTCAAATAACACAAGCTGAGGTAACACAACAACAACCTACAGAAGAGGACTTGAATGATGAAATCCCATTCTAATATTGAAACTATAATACCTACTATTGCTATAGAAGATATTGCAGGAGAACTACAAACTTCAGTAGGTAAGTTAAAAAAACTTTGTAAATTAAATCATATTCCTTATATGAAAGTTGGACATGCATGGAGATTTAAACAAGAAAGC